GCTTTTATTAGAAGGCAGGGGGCAGGGCTACAATGCCGCCAATCAAGAAATAAGATTATATAACGGATCAAAGATAATGGGGTTTAGTGCTACAGAGCCAGATCGTTTGCGTGGTCCACAGTTTCATAGAGCGTGGTGCGATGAGTTGGCGGCATGGTTTTACCCAGAGACCTTTGACCAGTTGATGTTTGGTTTGAGGTTAGGGGATAATCCTAGATGTGTAATAACAACAACACCCAAGCCAACCCCTTTAATCAAAAGATTACTGAAACGTGATAAAATTCTCATTACTAGGGGAAGTACGTTTGACAACGCAGATAACTTGGCTCCTTCAGCCCTTGAGCAATTAAAAGAAAAATACGGTGACACAAGGCTAGGCCGTCAAGAACTTTATGCTGAAATCCTTGATGATACTGAAGGTGCTTTATGGAATTATGGGATGATAGATGAAACAAGAGTTTCAAAGGATGAAGTGCCACAATTAAACAGAATTATTGTCGCAATAGACCCAGCCGTGACAAATAATGAAGGGTCAGATGAAACAGGAATTGTTATAGTAGGTCAGGCGGATAATGGAAGGTACTATGTCTTAGACGATGTTTCTGGTAAGATGACACCTGATGGCTGGGGTCGATTAGCGGTTGATATGTATTATAAGTATCAGGCTGACCGAATTGTGGCGGAAGTGAATAATGGTGGCGATTTGGTGGAACGTCTGATAAGAACAATAGATAATGAAGTATCATATACGCCAGTAAATGCTTCTAGGGGTAAACTGGTAAGGGCAGAACCTATCGCTGCTTTGTATGAACAAAAGAAGGTTTCTCATGTCGGTATGTTTTCAGAGCTAGAAGAACAGCTTTGTTCATTTACTGTAGGCAGTAGGAAATCACCTGATAGACTTGATGCTCTAGTCTGGGCGTTGACAGAACTGAGCCAATCCAGTGGGACGGCTACTTGGAGAATCACATAATGGCTGGCATCAGAGATTTTTTTAGTTTCCTACAGACCAAAGCAACAGAAACAAAAGAAGCACCACAGGTCTACTTAAACACGACAAACACCACTCATTATAGGCGGGACAACTATGAAGCCTATGCAGATGAGGGCTATAGGCAGAACGCTATTGTTTATCGTTGCGTAAATGAGATTGCAAACGGTGCGGCTTGTATTCCATTCAAGGCATATCAAGGTGATATGGAGCTAGACCAGCATCCTATACTAACTCTTTTGAACCGCCCTAATCCTATGCAAGCAGGGGTTGAGTATTTCCAAGCCGTATATTCATACTTGCTGTTATCTGGGAACAACTACGCTATCCGCTCTGAAGTGGCGGGGGAGGTTCGTGAGCTTTATCTTTTAAGGCCAGACCGCATAAGAGTTAAGCCTAGCAAAACCACAACGCCAGCGGGGTATGATTATATAATCAACGGCAAGGTTGTAAAAACATATGATGCCAACCCGCTTACAGGTGAAGCTGAAGTAAAGCATATGAAGCTGTACAACCCATTAGATGATTACTATGGGTTATCTCCGCTTATGGCGGCGGCAGTAGATATTGATAATCACAATGCTATCAACAAACACAACATCAGCTTGCTCAACAACGGCGCAAGACCCAGTGGTGCTATAGTGTTCAAACCAACTAGCGACAGAGGTGTTGCTATGCAATTAAGCGATGGGCAACGCCAACAGTTACAGGATGATTTAGATGTTAAGTTTAAGGGTCCAGCTAATGCGGGTCGTCCACTCTTATTGGAGGGTGATTTTGATTGGCGTGAAATGGGTCTTAGCCCTAAAGACATGGATTTTCTCCAACAGCGAAACATGGCGGCGAAGGATATCGCTTTGTGTTTTGGGGTTCCGTCTCAACTTATTGGTATTCCTGACTCACAGACGTATGCAAATGTCCAAGAAGCTAGGCTGGCTCTTTACGAAGAAACGATAATGCCGTTAGCAAGGCGAGTGCAATCTGATTTAAATGAATGGCTTGCACCGATTTATGGTGATGAAATCTATATTGAATATGATTTTGAAGCAGTGCCAGCAATGGTAGAACGCCGCAGAAGGGTTTATGAAAACGTCACACAAGCAGTCCGTGAGGGTATCATCTCTCGTAATGAAGCTAGAGAGCGTTTAGGGCTTGAGCCAATTACAGGAGGTGATGATGTCTATATCGCGGCTAATCTCTTTCCACTTGGAACCACAGAAACCGCACCAGCCGAAGGACAGGAGGCCGAACAAGATGGTAAAGATGCTTATGGAATGGATGAAGAAGCTAAACAGGAAGTTGAAAAAGATGTATTTACAACTGAAGGTGAGGCTGAAGATAGGGCAGAGCAAATAGGTTGCATAGGCACACATTCGCATGAAACAGCCAATGGCACAGTCTTTATGCCTTGTGAATCCCATGATGATTATGACCGTCTAACCAGTGAGGTTCTTGATGATGATGCAAAGGCAGAGAGCGATGTTGACACAACGCCTACTGACGCAATGGCGAAAGAGGCTGAACGCGGCCTTGCCATGCGGAAAGAATTTAACAGAGGCGGAACAGAAGTTGGTGTCGCAAGAGCAGTCCAACTTGTATCCAAAGAAAGACTATCCCCCCGCACAGTAAGGCGGATGCACTCATTCTTTAGTCGACACGAGGTTGACAAAAGAGCCGAAGGCTTCCGTCAAGGTGAAGAAGGGTATCCAAGTGCAGGGAAAATTGCGTGGCTATTGTGGGGTGGTGATGCTGGTCAAACATGGGCAAGACGCAAAGCAGCGTCGTTAGATAAAGAGCGTGAAGGCAAAGATGAGGCCATTGGCTATATGCTCATGGAAACTCCAACAGGCCATGACAGCCTAGACCAAAAAGCCAAAGTAAGTGAGGCTGTTAAAAAGGGTCTAGCTGAAAAGGTAAAAGAGCATAATGACAAGCATGGCGATAAGAAGGGCAAACGAGTTACTCAGCGGATGCTTGAGGCCGTGTTCCGTAGGGGTGTAGGAGCATATAGAACAAACCCGCAATCCGTAAGGCCAAATGTTCGTGGTCCAGACCAATGGGCATATGCTAGGGTCAATGTGTTCTTGGCGGCTGTCAGAACAGGCAGATTCAAAAGCGGCAAGTTTGATTTAGATTTACTGCCAAGAGACCACCCTCTCAGTAGCAAGAAATGAAATTAGCACACAAAGCACCACGCAATCGCATATCTATACGCAGGGAATATATAGAGCAAAACCGATTGCGTATTGGGTTTGAGCGTAAGCTGCGTCTGCAACTTCAAACCCTGTTTGCTGAGACAGGACAAAAAGCCCAGCAAGATTACAGGGATGCGGGTAGGCTCATCAATACTCAGCGGGATTTCTCAACTAACCTCAAAGCTATCTTGGATGCTCAATACAGGGCAGTCATAGATGAGTTTGGTTTGCGGATACTAAGGTATCAAAAACAGGATAGCCAGTTTGAACTCATTATCCGCGAGTTTATAAATTTGTATGGTGCAACAAGGGTCACGCAGATAAGCGGCACAACCCTTGCTCAAATACAGCGAATTATCAAGGCGGGTGAATTAGAGGGCTTGGGTGTATCAGTTATTGCAACCAACATCTTTAAGTCAATGCGTGGGTCATTTAGCAAGTTTAGGTCAGCCACTATAGCAAGAACAGAAACTCACACCGCCGCCAGCTATGCCAATCACGCAATCAATGAAAGCCTTAAAATACCTAATCAAATGAAAAGGTGGGTCGCGGTAGCTGATGAAAGGTCAAGACCGTGGCATCAAGCCATGAATGGCAAAGAGGTTCCACTGGATGAGGATTTCATCGTCAGGGGGATGCCAATGTCATACACAGGCGACCCCAAGGGTGGAGCCTCCAATGTCATCAACTGCCGTTGTGTGACGGTGTATTTCACGCCAGAAGATGAAATAGAAGATTAATGCCTCGCGTGGTCTTGGTCAGAATATTTGCAGGGTGTCTCTGACCCTTTGTCTCCGAACACCACAGTATCATTGACCCAATCAATATCACCGTGACTTCTCCAATCATGCCAACGGTGCGTGAAATCAGGAACTCCCCAAACCAGTGTGGCTTGCAGGGTCTGTTTATCAGTTACCCCTATGAAGTGTGTGGTCATTATTTTGTTCTCCGTGGTTTACGATGCTACATGGGCATCAATTAAATTTATTATAAAAAGGTTTACTATCCCTTTCATATCGTCCAGTGAAGTAACACGCGGCTCATATATTGTGCGTTCAACATCATTTGTAAAATCTGCTTGTATTGTGCAAGCAAAACCCTCACCCGCAAAATTTGTAAC